GAGCTTGGCGCAAGTGATGATATGCAGTTGTATCATGATGGCACAAATTCTTTTATTGCAAATAAAACAGGAGCATTAAAAATTGCAACAGAAACATCTGGTATAGCTGTAACAATTGGACATACAACTTCTGAAACAACAGTAGCTGACAACTTAACAGTAACTGGTAACGCAGAAATAACAGGAACTTTAACACAAGGCTCTACTGCTGTAAAAGTTGCAGGTAAAGAAACAATTTGGGTTCCAGCTACAGCCATGTATCCTAATACAACAAATGGTTGTGCTGCTCTTGCTCAAGCAGAATTAGCTAATGGCCCAGAAATAAAAGTATTAGACTTTGATGCAAGTTCTGATGAAAATGCTCAATTTTCTGTAGCATTTCCTAAATCATGGAATGAAGGCACTATAACATTTCAAGCATTTTTTACAGTTACTGGAACAAACACAGGCACAGTAGCATGGGGTTTATCTGGAGTGGCTATAGCTGATGATGATTCATGTAATACAGCTTTTGGAACTAATGTGGTGGCAACAGCTAAAGCTCACAGTGGCACATCAAATGATTTAAATGTATCAGCAGAAAGTGGTTCTGTCACAATAGCAGGCTCACCTT